TTCACCCACAGTGATACCGACTCCGGTACCTTGAGTTGCTACGTAGAAATTTCCCACATCAAAGGTTTTGATGTCTGATCCACTTGGAAGTGGAGCAGATCCACGCACAAAGCGTTGGATACCGAATTTTCTTAGATCTTTTGAATCAGCTCGACAACAAGCATGGCTCCACACATTGGATCTTACGGATCCGTGGTATGCCATTAGTTCTTGTTTGTTCGTTGGAGGAGAATCTGACGCATCAAAGTCAATCCCCATCATTAGTGTTCCCCTATCAGTGGTCGCTGCGGTTGATTCAAACTCGAAAGAGAGTGAATTAAACACGTACGACTCGTATGACAATGCAATTGCTTGCAGCCATTGAAAGAGTGAACCCAACCCGGGATTGATAGCAAACTTCGATGATAGAAAGTTTGCATTCAGTGATACAACATCAGCAACATATTCCCGGTGACGGACCTTTACGGTACCATCACCACTCACGGAATATGTGAATGCAGGAGCTGCATTCTGATACTGACTTGACATTGCTGTCGGCGCCATCACGATATTTTCCTTCTTCTTTTCTTTCTTTTCCTTCTTCTTATTGTTTGGTTGTGTTGTTTGTCCAGATTTGTTCTGGCGGACTGTAGACTGCGCCGCACTTAAGTTCTTTTTAGTAGTTCATTTACTACCCTGAGACCGAACTAAGGTTCTTCAGGAGGGACTCTTTTAACGTGGTTACCGACACGAAAACAACACAATAATCAGAGGAAGAAATTTCAGAAAACAGACAGAATCCAATTTAGAAGCTATGGTCACATACAACGCGGAAAAGATCTTGGTGAACATCCAAGTCTATCTCTTTGTTCTTTAAACGGAACGGAAAGAGCTTTTCTGCATTGTACTTCTCACCAATTGTGGTGAAGAACTTGGTCACGGTGTCTTGTAAATATGAACTGTTCACGGAAGTGACAGTACCTGTTTCATAAAGACGTTCGTACTCCCTAAGGGGACCGGGACCGACCATTAGTTTCTTTGAATTCTTTGTTTCTCTTAATCCTACACTATTTGACACTCCATCATTCTTGAAACCCACAACAGTGGTGTCACAAGTTTTTTTGATTAATTTTGCTAAACACGCCTGAAAACGTGTCACATGATAGGTGATACCCTCATTGATCGGAAATCCAAAGCCGCCCAATACCCTTGGGAGGAAAAGATTATAACGACCACGACAGGTTATCTTCTGTAGATCTACTCTATTACGAGTAAGGAATTTGGCGTGAGCCAATTTCTTATCTTGAGCTCCACATACACTTCTGGTGTACGCATCACAAAGATCTACTGCCTTATCACGCACTTCACCTCGAGAACCTCCTAATTTGGAAGTACCTGAGAGAAGCCCAAAATTACAAAAATCAACTTTAATTAATCTGTTTTCTTTATATTGAAAACAAGTGGAGTTAATTGTCAAAACTTTCTCATGAATATAATTCTTACCAATACTAAGATCAAAACCTATACTTGCAACTCGTTTTTTCCAGAGTTCATAGTGTTCGGGATTTGTTCTAAAAAGTATGTCATCACCATTTACTAAACATGGGAGATTCTCAAAAGGAATCATTTCACCTAAATAATCAAAGAGTGAAAGACGGTAAGCGACGATATTATTCAGACACAAAAATGGGAAACTCAAAGGAGAACCCATTAACTGACCTGTCTTTTGATCAAAACATTCTATTCCAAACTTCTTTGGATAGTGAATTTCATGTTCACCTAGAGTGTTCCAGTATGCACGCATAAGGGGAGATTCAAACCTCGCCAAAGCAGCACCTAAACCTAGTTTAGTATAAGTGATCTTAAGATTGTCAGTAGCCGCCGAATAATCGCCAGATACAAAATGAGAGAAAGTCATACCCTTTTCTTCAAGAAATTTCTCACGATCCATCATACGATAGATGTGATCCTCCCTAAGAGGATCGCCAATTAATTCAAATTGGGGAAATTTTCTTAAATATCTGAAGAGCTCTTTTTGTAAAGATTTCGATAGAAAGTAATCTACAGCTGGTCCTTTTGTGATCAAACGAACTTTAAGAGGTTCCAATATGGCTGCGACCATTGCCTTAGGGCGGTCTGCCAAGAGTGTATTAAGCTCTTGCCATACTGGAGTTCTAACTCCTCTTAGTTCTTTGACTTTTCCAGGACTGACCTCGATCATACCGTGTAAAATGGTACCGACAGAGGACGAGATTACTGTTCTATGCATGTCATCATATACATCATTCGAAATATCGAGGATTTCTCCTCGAGCACCACCGTTGGAACGTGTACGTTCCCAACAGGCTGAGTTACTGATTTCATAGTCTCTATCTAGTTCTGGGTTAAAACCCTTGAAGAACTCGACGTTACTCTGGCAGAATTCTTCGACTTGATCATCAATAAATTGATAATCGTCACTCATGAGAGTGAAAGTGTCGTCGATCTGACTGAGAACATTCTTGTGTTTCAACATAGTAGAAGCAATGAAAGAATCATCAGCAAACTCACAAGCTCTTTTGACCCCCTGTAACAAGGACCAAAAGAATCTTAAATTTCGAGTGTAATGTGACTTACTAAAGAGCCTCACTTTCATCCATGATCTTATAACGTTGCTACCTGGAAATGGGTAGCTACCCTGGATATTTTCAGGGCAAGGAGGAAGATCATTCTTTAAAAAGAAAGCAAGAGGGTAAGCAGTGTAATATTTTAATGATTTAATAAAACAATCATATGGTATATTAACCAGAGAAACATATATAGACAGTAAAGTTCTAGTACTAAATCGGAGGAACAATTTCTCGTCAGCATCGGCCATGCAATCAACAATGGCACGAGTCGCTTTTAAAGCAGACTTGACGTGAATAGGTTCAACTCCATGAAATAGAATTTTACTACCTTTCGAGCAACGCGGTATGTCACATCTTAAAGAATCCATTAATGAGGCTCTTGTAGCCTCGCATAATGATTCTTTTAATATAAGATGTGTACCTAGATCTCCAGCACTGGAGAACTTGCCGTGTAACAAACAATCGAGGATAGTCATGTTGAATTTATTTTCCATGAATTATACCTGTGTAGCTTAT